TTGTATTCTTCTACTAAACCTAAATAGCTTAATCTATTGTAATAATTCATATATAGTTCGTGGTTGTTGTAGCCTGTCAGTTTCTCTAATTCTAAGTCAGTAAGAGCTTCTTTAAATACTGCTACCATTTTAACATTTCCTTGTGTCTTTTGACTACCTGCTCCTGTGCTATCAAAAGATAGTTCATTCATTCCTGTAGGTACAGTATAACTTGCAGTAGAGCTATATATACTTTTTCCGTTTAAGAATATTTTTCTTTCGTTTGCTTTGTAACAATATGCTATTTTATTATATCTATCATAATCTATACTAAAAGTTGTAACTAAACTTGAGCCATAAACCCTACCTGTTCCATTTTCTGTTCCAATTAAAATTCTGTTACCTGCTGCATTTGATATAGATATATAAGTTCCTCCTGTTATGTTCTTGAAATTAGCATCAACATATAAAACACCCTCTACTGAACTAATTAGATCACTATTACCTGCATTACTTCCTACATCTTGCGACCTTGTAACTGCACTTCCTGAGGTGTGTATTAGAGATGTTGCATAGCTTCCGTTTTCTACTTGCCAACCATAAGCGTAATAAAAATCTCCAACTGTAGCTGTACCTGCACCATAACCTGCGCTATTAGAATTGGAAATATATAATCTAAAAGTAGCAGTAGCTGCAACACCTGTAAAAGTACCTGATACTCTATACCATCCGTTAGCAAACTTAACAGCTTTTAGGTTAGTTGTTCCACTACCACTTGTGCCAAATACTCCGTTTTGTAAATCAAAATTAAAAAAATGTGCTGAGGTGTTAGAATCTAAAAATTGTAAATATTGTGCATTACCATATTTTACAAAAGCACTAAAAGTAACAGGATCAGTAAAGGCTATACTTGCTGTTCTTGCAAATACTGCTGTACCTGATGATGTACATTCTACTTTAAAACCATTTTGTATGCCCTCAGGACTATTTATATTATTATATGTTATAGTAGTGTTATTAGCAGTAAAAGAATCATTACTGTTGGTTACATTGTTTGTTCTGCTTGGCTCAAGCAAGATACTCGGCTCTCCGTTTGTGTAATCTATTCTTGGTGTGTTTGTAGCTACTGTTTCTATAAGATAATCTTCGTTTACTCTTGTTCCTGTTGAGTTTCTGTCAAAGTCAAAGTCGGCATCTGTTATTTCTTTCAGTGATATGTTATCAATATCTAAAGTGTCTCCAATATTAACTCCACTTGGAGATAAATATAATCTAAAAACAGTTTGTGTTGCTGTAATGTCAAACTCATAACGCTGGAAACTTGTTGTTAAAGTTGGATTAGATATTACTGTTCCTAAATCTCCATTGTTTCCTATACTTGCAAATGTTGTATTTGCAGTTCCTTTTGCTCTAAAAATTACCTTATAAGATTTACCTGATACAATTGCTCCTGATCTAAATAAAGCAGCACCATTTGCTAAATCATATGTTAATCGCATAAATTTATCATTGCTTATATAACTCTTTGTAGCTCTTGGTGTGCCACCTGTAGTAGCAATATTCCAATAAGAAGTGCTATCTGTATCAAAATTTGGATCAGGTATAATTTCAACTCCTAACGCTTGTGCAGGTTTTATAGAATATAAGTAGTCCTCAGCATAAGCTGTAGGTGTGGTTATTATGGATGCTTTCTTAAGTAAACTCATATCTTAATCTTCTAAGTTTTCTAATAGTTGTATAGTCATTGTGTTGTTCTCGTATATTTGCACTCTCCTATTTAGATCAGAAGTGTGGTACTCTATTTGATAAACATCTGCCCAGTTAATCGTTGAGGTTGCGTTCCCCCAATAACTTTCGCTGTATGCCTTTCCCCAATTTATCGTATTTGCCATTTAAATACTCTTTTAATTTAATTATATTTTTACTCTTTGGTTTGTATATCACAATACCCATCCGTTAAATGTAGCATCTGAATCTGGATATACATCGCCTCCTTGATTTTGATTATACTCAGGAAATAAATTACTGTTGTTGTTGATGTAATCTAAAAACCTTTGTGTATAATACTCTGCTGTATTTCTTGCTTTATTTACTAAATAATCTACTTCATTTTTAGAAACTGATTCTGCGTTTTCTGATGTTGGTTTGAATACGCCTCCTGCTTTTATTCTATATGCAGCATAAGGAATATACTCTGCTTGTGCATACCAAATCAACATTGGTTGCACATATTTGTTTAGTAAAGTTTGATAATCGCCTGAGACCCCTGATCCAGATATATCATTTTGTAATTTTTCATATAGCTTAGTTCCTAAGTAGTTTCTAATCTCTATCTCTTGAGCTACCTTGATAAATTGTATAAAAAGGTCAGTATCGGTATTACCATCAATGATACTGTTCTTGACTAAATCTGTTCTCGATATAAATAAAACTGTTGCCATAATTAATTCTTAAAACCCATTTTATTCCAATATGCAGCAGTATAACCTGCTCTAGGCATATTTCTAGGAGCTATAGATACTTTGTTAGGATTTGATTTTGGTTTAAACCCATCGCTTATTGCTTTGTTTGTGCTTATAGTATCTCCTAAACTTCTTTCTCCATCTTTTCTTGCATATATTTTTCTAGTCCATCTATGCGAACATCTTGCACCACCCTTATATAACCATATAGAATATGTTGATGCACCATTCTTACCGAAGCCTGGATTAACTGCAACATTCTCTAAAGCTATAATATCTTCTTTACGATAGACCTTATTAGCTCTCATCATCTTTATACAAAACTCTCTTGATCTACCTGCTCTAGTTTTATAACCACCAGAGTAAGCTGTGTACATATATCTTACTAAATAGGTAATATCTTCTTTACCCTCTTTTTTACTTTTCCCATCTTGCTCACTTTCTTTATAGGGTGCAGCTTTACCTACTCTTGCTAACTTTACTTCGTTGTTTAGCTCATCTATTTTTTTGTCTAACTCCTCCTCTAATTCATAGTCTACATCCATTTCATCAATCAAGTCAAACTCCTCTAACAAATCTTCTTCGTTTTGACCTTTGCCTATAAAATCTTCTAGTAGTTTGTTAGATTCTGCACTTAACTTAACTCCAGTTTCTTCTTCCTTAGTTTCTTCATCCTCTACATTTTCTAAGTCTGTAAATTCAAGTGGCTGAAGCGTTTTAAAGTATAAATTAAGCGATATATCATTGTAAGCAAGTATTTTGTCAAAGTGATCTATTAAAAGTCCTTGAAAGCCTTTAATTACTAAATTGTCAAATAGTATAGATGCTGTCTTTAATTCATCAGCGTTATTACCAAGACCTGTAGAATCTTTGATACCAAACAACATAGGACTTACAACTCTATGAGATACCATAATCTTTTTAGAACTCTCATCACTTAAAAACTGATATTGATTGTGAGCATCACTAAGTTGTATAGGATCTATTGTAGCTGCTGTTTCAGAGTTGTCGTTAAATGCTAAAATAAATTTACCTGCATTACTAGAGCCACTAAACTTTTCGTAGATTCTTCTTTCTATCATTTCTCTTTGTTCTGGGTCTGGAGTACCATTGTTGAAGTTGATTAACATACTTGGTGCTAGTCCGTTTAGTATGTTGTTTAAATGGTAGTTGGATATTTCCTCCTCAAGCTCAGCGTATTGTGTTCCCCCTTGATAATCTACAGGACTATAATACTTAAAACCTGCTCTATAAGGTTTAATGTACATTATCTCTAATCCCTCTTTAGAAGTTCCAAATGCAGGTATTCTTTTTAATTCGTTTCCTTTCTTATACTTTGACCAATCACTAAAATAATAGTAACCCTCTATTTCGCCTTTTTCGTTGCATTTCTCAGCTCTTAGGGTCTCGATAGGCATATGTTCTAACTGTACAATTTTAGTTCTGTCTTTTGAGTAGATAACTTGTATTGCACATTGACCCATAAGTTTTAAATCGTAGCATAGTTTTCTAGTGCAATCTTTATTGAATAAACTCATCATTTGAGCATACTCATTAGGCTTTCTGTTTGAATCTGTAGCATCTAAGCCTTTTCCGTAGATCATCTCACTAACACCATTTATAATAGCGTTATTCGTAGGACTTCCGTTGTATCTGTCTATTAGGTATTGAAAGTAATTGTTATCCTCTCCATATTCAATAAAGTTTTTGCCTCTTACTTCTTTTACTACAGGAGAAGTGTAAGTGCTTAAATTAACAATACTTAAATCTGATTTATTTTTCATATTACAATATAATCATTATCATAGACATCGTTTCCTGTTGGTATCGTATATTCGCCACTATTTACTGAGTAAGAAGCTATTGCCTGGTCAGTACAGAAAACTTTATCTTTATATATTACATTACCTCCCTCTTTCAAAGTAAGATCATAAAATCTACCCTCTACCAGTACTGGACTTAATGCTTGTGATAACACTAAATAATTCTTGTCTGTTGTTGTGCTTACTGAGTATGTTGTTGAGGTGTTTGTTGAATCATCTCTTAATATCATACTCACACTTGATGCATAACTTCTCGGTATAACTTTTAAAGTTTGAGCTGATGCAGATGTCGTTAAGTGTATCATACTTATATAACGTACAAACTTTAAATTTTGTGTATAAAAAAAGAGGAGTCCGAAAACTCCCCTTTAAAACAAAACTAATCTATTTTATGAAAACTTATATAAATATAAGAAATTAATTTTAGTTAGGTGTTATTTGAGTTGCACTTGCATCTCCTGTTACTACAGAGCCTGTAATAAAGTGAGGTGGTGCAGTCTCTTGTGCTACCATTGTTAATGTAAAACCACTTAGATCTCCCATAGCAGCTCCACTTACAATAGTTCCCCCTGTTACTTCTGCTCCGTGTTCTAAACCTACTACAAAGTAATTGCCATTATAGTCCTCTACAAAAACGTGAGGTCTTGCGTGTGCAATTAATTTTAATTCTTCTTGTGTAGCTTTTTCAAGAAACGTAAGTGTCAAGTTTAATGTGGTTTCATAGAAAGTAGTACCATTTTCTCTTGAGCTATTGATTGCAGTTTCTAAAGATGAAT